CCAGCTTCTACTTCAGCTTGGTAAGGTTTACTAAAGGCAGCACTAAAATACTTTACACCACTTTTACTTTCGTTTAGCCACAAGGCTATTTCTTTTTCTACTCCGTCAATAAGTGCTTTACCTTTGTAGTCTGGTTGTGAATCCGTTTTTTTGTAGTTGTTTTTAAAGATTACTCCTGTGTTTTGTTTTGTTTCCATTTGTTATTTATTTTTATGTTCGATTATAATATCTATAGCTTGTTTAAATCCTTTTAAAAAAGGATGCTCTTCATCATTATTGAATATCAGTCTAAGCCTATCATATTGGAATGATAATTCAACTTCAATATCTACTGGTTCCGTAATTGGTTCTAATGGTTTACAAGGCATATTCTAAGTTTTTAAAGATTGCACCTGTGTTATTCTTCTGTTCCATAATCTATTGTTTTACTTAATATATATGCGCTTAACGTCTTTCGTGTGCGCCTTGCTTTTAGTTTTAATATTTCTTTTTCTTCGTCTGTTACTCTGACTATTATTACTTTGTTCTTTCGTGTTTTCATTGTATAAGTGTTTCGTAATATTTTCTGCACTCTTCTATTCTTTCGTAGATAGCTTTTATTACGTCTTTGTCATACCTTACTTCAAAAGTTTTTATTCGTTTTTCTGGTGGTATATGGTCAAAGTTGTGTCTTGCTTCTACGTCTGCTCGTAGTTCTTCGTTTTCGTCTATTAGGTGTTCCTTCCAATGCGCACGCCTTACTTCGTCTTCTACTATTTGAAAAGGTGTGTTTACTAAACAATATGCAAGTATAGACTTTCGTTTTTTTGTCAAAGCCATATAGCCTTGTAGTTGGTAGAAGTAATCTTTATTTGGTATTTCTTCTTCGAACCACGGAAAAGTAGTTGCGTCATAACTTGACTTCACGTCTAAAAGTATATTGTCCGTGTTTACGTCTGGCGTACCTGTAAGAAAGTCATTCTCAAAGTGTTCTTCGTTCTTGTACATAAAACCAAAGTCACAATTGTCTTGAACAAGGTCTATAGAAGTTCTTTCGACCTCAACACCTTTGTCAGTGTAACGGCTTGAAAATTCTTTCTTTATGCCGTACATTTCTTCTATAGCTAACTCCTGAAGATAGCTTTTACAAGTCTTACTTAATACTTCGGACTTGCTTCGACTATTAGTCATTATTTTGCCTATTGCCGAACAACGAATCTTCAACATAACTCTAAAGCTTTAGTTTGTAATTCAGTTAGTTCATATTGGCTTACAAGTTGTTGTTTGGTGTAAGTGCCTTCTTGTACGGCTTTAAGTGCGCTTTCAAATCTTTGTTTAGTCAAAGTTTTCTTCGTGTTTTTGTCCTTGCCGTGTGTATTAGTTGCGTCTGCGTCTTTAGTATCATCAATTAAGAACAAACCATTCAACGCATACTTACGTGCATAACTTGAACTACTACCAAAGCTTTGTGCTATGTCCATACCTTTACGCGTTGGATCAATACCAGCTTGTGCTTTTACGGCTTGCATTTTGTTGCCGTCAGTTATTACCGCAGTTGCTTCTACATACATATATCCAGCTGCTTCTTTTACTTCATCAGTTAAGTTAAGTGCCAAGCCGTTAAGTAATGGTTTTACCGCTTCAAGTATATCTTCGCAACTTCTGTACTTGTAGTTGCCAAACTTGTTGAATTGGTTTTTAGGTGCTTTTAGTTCTTGCTGGATTTTCGCCAGTCTTGCAATTAGTGTGTCTTTCATAACGTATTTATTTTATTGTTTATACAAATATAGTGATTATTTATTTAATTCTTTCTTTTTTTGTTTATACTTTTCGATTATTTCGTTTAATTCTTCGCGTGTATACTTTCTTACTTTGTGTGCTTCTTCGTGTAGTTTTATTAGGTTGTCTGCACCTATTCGTTTTTCTATACCTATTTGATAGTTAAGTAGGTTTCCGTGTTTATGTTGGTTACAGGCAACACATTGACCGTGTACGTTATTTTCATTAAAAGTTACGTTCTTGTGGCTTGTACTAAAATAGTGTCCAGCGTCATACTTTGAGCCTAAAGGTTTGTCGCAGCTTACACATAGTTTGTTCTTGTCACGCTCTCTTATATATGCGTTGAAGTATCTTTGTGCTTTTTTAGTAAGACTTTGAACGGTTTCTAATTCGTCTTTTAATCGTTTCTTTTCTTTCTGCCAGTTCTTTACTTTTGCCGTTTCTACCCATACCTGTACGCATTCACTTTTAAAGCAATACTTTTGATTAAAGTGTTTAGCTTCAAACTTTTCTTTGCAGTTTTTACAACGTGGCATTTAAAATAATCTTTGTTGTGAAATATGGTCTTTAATTCGTTTTATTGACGCCTCGTAATATTCTTGGTCTAATTCACAAGCAGTTAATTCATAACCTAAATTATGACAAGCCAAAGCAATACTACCACTACCTAAATGAGTGTCAAGTATTTTGTCATTTTCTTTTGCGTAGTTCATTAAAAGCCATTCATAAAGTTTTATAGGTTTTTGTGTATTATGTATTCTTACTTTATCAGCACCTAAAAAACCTTTATACCTTATTTTTGCTATTCTTAAAACCTTATCAAAACTACACCAAGCTAATTCTCCGTCTGCAAAATCGCAGTCACCATATATACCTTTGTCCCAAAATATATAACATCTACTTGGTTTTAATTTGTCAGTAAAATAATTACCACCCCAAATAATTTGATGTTTACTAATTCTAAATAATTCTTTAAAATATTCTTTACTTGGTGTTTCATTATCCCATTTTTTACCTTTTTTATATTTTTTATTCTTACCACTACCCATAGTCATTTCGGAAGCATTTATACCATAAGGCGGGTCTACTATTGCCAAGTCAAAGTAGTTATCTTCATACCTTGACATTAAAGCCATATTATCTTCATTCGTGATTGTTATTTTATCAGTTACTTTCACAATTCCGTCTTTAAGTCTTTTATTTCTTCTTTTAACATCAAAACTTCTTGTTTAAGGTCAGCTATAACCATTTGTAACCGTAGGTTAGCTTTGCACTCTAACAAATATTCATCTTCAAACTGCATAAAAACGGATTGAAATTGACTAACATCTTCTAAACTTTCAAGCATCGAATCTATTAAGTCTATTCTTTCTGGGTGTTTACTTTGTAGTTCTTCAATACTATTAGTAAATTTAATAATAGTTGTTTGTAGGTTTACTTTTGCTTTTAGTATATCTAAAGTGTTCATTTATTCGTGTTTTTGTTGTGCATAAAGCTTGTTATAAACATTCGGTTCTGGATTGTCTTGGTCGTAATATAAAAACTTTTCTTTATCAAACCACAATAACAATTGACCTATATTACCTACCGAACGTGGTTTAATCTTGTTAAAATTAATTATAGCTTGGTTGTGGCTTAAGTCGTCACGGTGTACCGTAATCATACACTTGCCACTATTAAACCATTCACTACCACCTTTTAAATCATATGGTGACGGTATACTTCTTTTGCCATTTATTTTTTCGGTCAGTTTTGGGTGTATAATTGTATGAAGGTGTAAGTCGTTGTCTTCAGCTATTTGGTTTCTATAAGGTAATACTACTTCTAAATATTGTGCATAGCCACCATATTCGTGATATGGGTGCGACATATCTTTCCAACTATCAATACTTGCCGTGTGTAGTCCGTGTTTTTGTTTAAGTTCTACTGCATAATCGTAAAAATCGAAAGGCGTCATTTTCGCCTTTACGTCATACTTGGTTAGTATTTTAAAGTGTTCTAAAACCCAATCAATACTACTTGTTATTTCACGGTCTTTAATTACATTATGTTCTAACGGATTGAAACTTTTACCTGTTAGTTTGTGTATAAGGTCGGCTAATATTTCTACGTTGTTACCTACGTCTGGAAAATATACCAAGTGCTTCCAACCATAGAACTTACTTGTGTTTAGTAGTAACTCCATAAGCACCTGTGTTTTACCTGACATTGGAAAACCTGTCCAGTCGGTGCAGTTGCCTAATTGCATACTATAAAATTCGTCTAATGATCGCCAACCTAAATACTTACCTTTTTCGTTATAGTTGTCACGGTGTTTATAAATCTTATCAATTACGTCACTTGCTTCTGTTATCTTATATCCTTTTAATTCCACGGTGCTTTAAATCCTTTATTCGTTTCTAATTCGTGTTTTGTTTGTTCTTTCTTTAACCAATTCTTACAAGTCAAATATAATGATTTGTATTTTTTGTTATTCTTGAAATTTTCAATACTATCTAAACACGAATCAATAGTTTTCTTTTCATAGTCAACTTCTAACTTTTTAAATTCTTCTACACTTAAAGACAAATGTGCGAAGCTTCTATATGTATCATTTACATTAACACTTACACTTACACTATCAGTTGACGAAACCGAACGACCGTTAACGACCGTTGAATTTCGTTGACGAACTTCAGCACTTTTCTTGCCAGCCTTTTTACGTTGTTCGTGTTGTTTCTCCCACTTCTTCAAGTCGCGTTTTAAGGTGTGTTTAATGTTTGCAAATACTGCATTGATTAACATATCTTCACTTATTGGGTTTTCGTCATTCACATAAGCAAATATGTGTTTTATTAGTTCGCCAGCTTTTTCGTTATCTAACGCGTCAAAGGTTTCTTTCCAGTCTGCATAAGCTATAAATGATTTCTTGTTTTCTGCCATATTCTATAGATAAAAAAACGTAACGCTTTCGGCTGCTTGGATAGCCTACTCACGTCACGTTAGAAAGAATGTTTTTAGATTGTCCCAGCGACATACAAATATATTAAATTAATTCTTTGTAAAGATTATTACTTGCTCTACTTTTTATAATATCCAAATCACGTATTGTTGTGGCCTTGAGAATATCATTTCTCAGATTATATTTTCTTTTCATTAATTTAATCTTTCCTGTATACTCAGCAATA